CGAATATCTCATGAAGCAGTTCGTGACAGAAGCTGGGTATGCTCTTGAGAACAAAGGAGTAACGGGAAGCGTGAGTAACTGCGTATTTGCAGGGACGCCCATTGTGAAGGCTAGACTGCTTGCAAAACAAACTGGAATTGACCTTCTCATAGATAATGGGAAATTTATTATTCTTCCGTCATACAAAGACAATCGTGAATGTATTATTCCACTCATTAGTAAAGATACTGGACTCATAGGATACCCGTCATTCACGAATGATGGGATTGAGTGTGAATGTCTTTTTAATTCGCTGATTGAAATAGGTGGATTGATTAAACTTGAAAGCATAGTTCCTAAAGCTACCGGCGTTTGGCGAGTAACAAAAATTCATCATGATTTAGAGGCATACAATTCGAGCGGTGGCAACTGGCATACAAAAATTGATGCCGTATGGAGGGCAGACTCATGAATGATGATAAAGCGGTGCAAGGGAAGCGATCTCCGTATACTAATAAAAGTACAGGAAACGCCATCGGCTTTCTTATTCAGCAAGCCCTTTCCCAAATGTCTATCGCCGTCCCTGTCAAGGTGCAAGCGGTATATACAGGAGAAACTACTGGCTATGTTGATGTTCTTCCCCTTGTCGGTACGGTGAATGGTAAGGGCGAGTTCGTGAAGCCTGTCACGCTCTACCATCTCCCATACGCACGAGTGCAAGGTGGCAATGCTGCTTTGATTATTGATCCTGTCATCGGAGATAAAGGGCTTGCAGTCTTTACTGATGCTGATACGTCTTGTGTAACCGCAGAAAGTAGTGAACCTCAGAAACCCGGAAGCTACCGCAGGTTTTCACAATCAGACGGTTTTTATATTGGTGGATTTCTGAACCGAAAGCCTGTGACTTATGTAGAACTCAAACAGGACAACACGATGGTTATTACCGCAACAAACGGAGTAACAATCAACGGCGATGTGCATGTCAATGGTGATGTCATCGCAGGTGGTATCAGCTTGCAAAATCACACTCATACAGGCGTACATGGAGAGACGAGCAAAGCACACTAAAAGTAGTAGAGTGAATTTCAAAAAGCGGAAAGTTGAATAGAATCGCAAGACAGGTGGTGAGAATCATGCAGACGTTACTCTTGAATGACGCATGGGATATTGAAGTTGACAAAGCAGGAAACATAGCAACAACCACAGGCTCATATGCCACCGCACAAACTGCCGCCAATGCCATACGACTTTTCACGAATGATGCTTATTTCGATCGAACAAAAGGGATACCGCACTTCGATGTGGAACTTGGCAAGCCATATAAAATTTCTCAATCAGTCTTGATAAACAGAATTTATAAAACTTGCATGGCGGTTGAAGGCGTAAGGGATTGCAAGGTATCTCTTGACTTTGATGAAAACAAAAGAATTATAGGTGGGACGGTCTATGTGACTGATAGCGAGCAGACTGTTTCTATTGAAATCTAGGAGGTGAAACAATGGCTCTTGTGTTTGACCCGAAAACGGGTGCCACGGTCGAAGATACTGCCGTCGTCAGAAAGCGAATTGCAAGCGACTGGAAAAAGGCGTTTAACGTCAGCGAAGGAAGTCCCGAGCTTGTGACTGATCCTGAAACACCTGCCGGGCAGCTTATAGATGGACAGACCGCTCTCGTAAGTCAGAAGGATAATGACTTGCTAAGGCTTGCAAATGGGTTTAATCCCAAAACTGCGACAGGCGTTTTTCAAGACGCATTAGCTCAGATTTATTTTTTGCAAAGGCAGGTTGCTCAACCGACCTACGTCACCTGCCAATGTCGAGGACTGTATGGCACGGTGATTCCCTACGGTGCAGTCGTGCAGGACGTTAATGGGAATACATTTTACAATACCACGGCAGCCGTCATCCCGTCAGAAGGGATAGTGGAGTGCGTATTCCGTTGCTCCGTTTATGGGGCTGTGGAAGTCGGAGTAAATGCCGTGAACACGATTATTACCGTCATACCGGGATGGGATACAGTATCAAACAACGCGGCAGGTGCCACCGGGCGAGATGTAGAAACGCAATCCGAATTTGAGACAAGGCGCTATGAAAGCGTATCCAAAAACGCGCATGGCACAGCGGAAAGCGTAGCGGGAACAGTCGCTAACCTTAGCGGCGTTATTGCGTGCGCTTGCGAACAAAATCGCGGAGACGTATCTATCGTGAGAAAAGGGGTAACTATACCGCCTCATTCCATTTACCTTTCCGTCTATGGTGGTGATCCAAAACAAATCGGCATGGCTATCCACATGAAGCTAGGTGGGGGATGCGGCTTCGCTGGAAATACGAAAGTAACCATCAAAGACCCCACAGTCGGAAGTAACCATGACTATTTTTATGAAATCCCTGAAACCGTTCCCTTCGGTATCAAAATATCTATGGTCAAGACGCCTCAAACATCGGCTACATTTGAGGATGACATTCGAAGCGCATTGGTTAAAAATTTTGAGGGACAGGAAGCAGAGCATGGCAGAGTGAAGATGGGACAGGCTGTTTATGCCAGTCGCTTTTATAAGTCCGTTATTCTTGCAGGTGTAGAGAACTTGCAAACCATCAAAATTAAATTTCCTGCTACAAGCGGAACGTATAGCGATAAACTGGAAATACCGCTCGACAAGCTCCCTACGCTTGCGAAGGAGAATATCGAAATTGAGGTGATTTCATGAATTTTCATGCCACGACAGACGTTCGAGCGAATCCCGACATTCGAGAAGAACCGCAGAACTACATTCAGTCGCAATATTCGCACAGTGTCACGATATGCCGACTCCTTGAAAAGTTTCGCAATGAAATCACTCCTACAGCAGACATTCGCCTGTTTATTGACAACGTGATGAGCCTTGATACAGCGGTTGGAAAAGGACTGGATGTGCTTGGGCGTATTATCGGGATCGAGCGCACGCTTTCTTTTAAAGATCAATCCTTTACCTTGAATGATGACTTATACCGCAGTCTCTTAAAGTACAAAGCTCTTGCAAACATTACGGATACAAGTCTTGCCACGCTGAATAAGATGACAAGTATTCTTTTTCCGAATGATGATATAAAAGTCTATGCCATCATTCATGAGGGTGAAGAGGACGGAAAGCACTACAACAAATATCCGATGCATGTACGATGGTACACGAATAAAGACCTGACAACAGAAGAAAAAGCCACCTTTCAAGCGGGTGGCTTGCTGACACTGAACGCAGGTGTCGGATGGGAATTTCTTGCTATTGACGAAAGCTCCATATTTGGTTTTTTAGGAAGCGGTTTGCAGCCCTTTGACTGCGGACGCTTTTTTAGTTCTAGCGAGGTGATGACAGAATGAAACCTACACAGCCTACTCTCATTCCTATGCCGTTTGCACAGAATGGGAATAAAAACACCATTCCGGAGAATGGTACGGAAGGGAAGGGTGACGCCAGTTTTTCACTCGGCTTTCCGCAAATCACAGAGACGCCGCTCTCCATCGGAGGACTACCGCCGTCCCGGAAGGATTTTAATGGAATTTTTAACCTTCTTAGCATGTTTGCTTTTTTTGGTCAGAGTGGTGGCAAATTCTCATGGTCAAATAAACTGAACTATATGCCACCTGCCGTTATTTACCATAACGGAGTTCTTTGGTGGTGCGTGAAAGAAAACGGCACGGATACCATAGTGAAAGAACCGGGTACGGATAATGCGTATTGGGTCACACTTGTCGAATATCTCCATAAAAATGCTAAAACACTCGGCTTGAAAGTCGGTGGTGGTGGTGTACCGATTGGAACGATTATTATTTGGGGTTATGCAAAGAATCCATCAGAGGACTATGGCGTGTGGCTTGACTGCGATGGGCGGAACGTTTCGAATTATCCGAACCTTGTTGCTGCTATTGGCTCTACGACTATTCCGGACTATAGAGGGCTTTTCCTTCGCTGTCAAGGGTCACAGACCGTTGATGGCACAGCCCATACCTCTCCGGCAGTCGGAACTAAGCAAGGGGATGCTATACGAAATATTACAGGCTCATTTTCTGCGGATGATTCAATGGTTGGCGAACATGCGAATAGCGTTACACCGAAGGGGGCATTTAAAAAAGGTGCTCATTTATCTTTTGATATTGAATCAAGCGGTGGTGGCAATGGATGCCGCCTAGAATTCGATGCATCAAACGTAGTTCCTACGGCAAATGAGAACCGCCCTGTAAATGCGACGGTACGTTTTTTGATTAAAGCAGATGATTAGGAGGAGTAGTATGCGGAAATATGTGAATCCTGAACCTGATTCTAGCCCTGAACAGCCAACAGAAAAACTTTTTGAATTTCACTATGTCCCCGATGAAGGGGTACTGCCAGGGCTGATTTTTGAGCAGCAGACCGAGGATGTTATTAGCGATATTGGTAATTATGCGTACTTTGCACAAAAAACAGCATCGAAAGCACTTAAAACTGGGCTTGAAGCAAGCGAAGCGGCACGAACTGCATTGAATGCAGCGCAGAACGCACAGTCTACGGCTGACCGTGCTATTGAACTTGGAAATACCGGAATTAGCAAAGCTGATGCCGCACAAGAAACAGCAGATAAAGCACTTAAAAAAGCAGAAACGAATGAAGTCAGTATCGCCGCCAACTCTTCTTCTATTGCGACGCTCCAAAACACGGTTAAAGAACAACAAACACAAATCAATGGGAATTTAACGAATATCAGCGAATTGAAAAAGCAGGTTTCGGAGAATAAGCAAAGTATTGATGGGAACTCCAACGGAATTAGTCAATGCATTATGACTATTCAGAAAAGTCAAAGATACACTACAACTGATAAAACGGACGCAAATGATTTAACTGATTACGGAAGAATCTATCTGTCCAATGCTCTTTTACATTGCCCTAGCGGAGTTACTTATCCAGTCCTTTTAGATGTCGTTCCGTCTTATTTGGAAGATGATAATGTACTGGTGCAACGAGTTGTTGACGCAAACGGCATTTTGCTTTATCGCTTTGCTACTGAGGAGACAGTAGATGCTACGATGACATACAACTTTGGGGACTGGAAGTCTATTGATACTTGCTATTTAAAATTGACTGGCGGCACGGTAACAGGGCAAACCACCTTCTCGGGCAAGTTTACTGCAAGCGGAGAGACAAGCGTTCCGACGCCATCGATAGAAAACAATTCAAAAACCATAGCTAACACTGAATTTGTTCATGGCGTGATAAGTGATTTAGTTAACGGCGCACCGGACGCATTAGACACATTACAAGAATTGGCAAAAGCACTGGGGAATGACCCTAACTTTTCGACCACCATCTTGAATAAGATAGGCGAGAAAGAAAGCAAGGCAGACGCACAAATAGAGCATAAGAGACTACAGGATGCAGTCCCGACCAAAGTTAGTCAGCTTACTAATGACAGCGGATATATTACTAAAGCTGACATTACTGAAGGAAGCACTCCAGACCTTACCCCATACATGAAAAAAAATGCAGACAGCGACCTTACGATGAATAATCACACAATTGATATTGGCGATTCGAGCATAGATGGTAGCACTGGCAATTTCATGATTCAAACTACTGGCGGCGTAGAAATCATTACGGGTGGAGACAACAGGCATCTGAATGTAAATGGGGATGCCGTAGCCACTCAAAACTACGTTAAAGCAAATTATGTTCCGTTATCTAACGGTCATATTAGTATCAACGGGAGCGAGTTATGGATAGAATAAAAAACGCCATCATACATTGGTTAGGCGGATGTACTGCTGAAGAAAAGCACACCGTCGAACTTCAGCGCGACCGTCTGTATGCAGATCTGAAGGCGAACGAGCAGGAGCTAGCAGAGGTAAATGCAGAATTAGACAAGCTGAAAGCCGTTAATCGTGATACAGTGTTGGATATTGACGGTAAAAAAATATGGGTGGACTAGGAGGACACGATGGGGACACTTACAAAAAAACTTCACATTCTCAAAACAGGCGGAACGGAAGAGACCTGTAATATTTATACAACAGCCGAAGAAGTAGGCGGCAGTCCTTACCTCGCTCTTGAAGTTGACGGAGCAAAAGGGTATGTAAAGCTAGGAAGTACCACAGATGCCAATGCGACCCATTTAAGAGTAGAAAAAGACGGAGTGATCTATGCTGCATGGAAAGAAGCCGTGACCTATGTCAATGTAACAATTACACAAAGTGCCAATCAGACAATCCACGTATACACGCCGCAAAAGAGCGGGGGTACGGATCACACATCGTCCTTTACTATCCCAAAGGGTACATCCTATGAAGCAGAAGTTATCCCTGCTGATGGCTATACCGCAGGGACATTAAATGTCAATGCGGGGGGGGAGGATCAATAGCAATATGACATTTAGTGCTAGTGAAGCAAGTATTATCATACCGACAGGACGCATAGAGTTAGGTTTCAATACTGTAAATTTTACAGTTCCAGCAGGAATAACAGTTCTCTATATGCATAATCGTTACCTGAGTGCTTATGTAGGCGTTACTCCAAATACAAAACACAAATTATACTACGATGAATCCTATAGAGACGACGTTGACGGGGAAATGTATATTCTTGAGGTTCAATGTGAGTCCCACGGATACATTACTGGCACTATGGAGGAAATAGGTGGTGGCAATACTCCTGGTTCTATCACTATAGAATGGTCTCCATCAATAAACACTCACTCCGTAGACGTCAAACATTACTATGCCTAAATCGTAAAACAACAATGGATTAGTAACAAGGGAGTTGATTTGATGAAATCAGGAACATTTACAAATAACACATCGTTTTCAGCAACGGCTGCAAGTGTAGCGGTGCCGAGCGGAAGTACCACTATCACTGTCAACGGTTATAATTCAGCCTCGTTTACCGTGCCTAATGGAGTTAGAGTAGTCAGTGTAGATGGTCGTTACGTTGGCGTAACCCCTAATAAAACTTACAGTCTTGTCGGATGGATACCGTTTATGCATCATAGTGATGAAGAGGGCGAACCATTTTTGCAAAGTTCTAGCGGCGTCTACTGGTATGGAAGTGCGCCTGAAAATTACCCAGACACATTACCTGCCTCATTTACTATTAGATGGGGTGGAACCGTTAATGCGTATGAGCCAGACGTTACCGATTATTAAGGATTGTAATTTGATTTTACTATAGGGGGTTAATATGCTTACTGCTAGGGAATATCTTGATATGTCTTCGGACGCCTCGGACGGTACGAAGACTCGCGAATTGCACAATGCTATCTGTGAATATTTGGATAGTCTTACTTTGGAAACCGCAGACCCGAAGGCAAAACACCTACTGCTCAAACTGCATGAGCTGGACTGCGGCCCGTACTTTGATAACGACATTGCTATCAAAGCGGTAGCAAATATGGAAAATGTTGATGGTACTACTGGCCCGCACTGGACGTTTGCAGAGGTGGAGGAGGAAGCCAAGAGACGTAACATTGACCATCCTGCAGATTTGTACTACGCGATTAACATGTTGTATAGCGATCTCTCTAACGTCTTAGGCAAAGACCCTGAAAAGTATATCGCGGTGGCTAAAGCTCTCTATTGGGACGACCCCGATATGCCGGAGGGTAAACTGTTCAAGCAGTATGTAGCCACCATCTAATTCTTATATCATAAGAATTTTGATACAAACATCATGAGCAACGAAAGGAAAGGTGATTATCATGGGACCTGAGCGAAGGGTGGTTAAAGAATGGCTAAAAGCGGTTGACCGTGAAGAGCTTGATGCGATGCTTCAAGCCGCCATATTTACACCCGACGAGCAAAAATACATTCACATGAGACTTATCGAAGGGATGACTTTTAAGGAGATTGCTATTGACCAGTCGCTTACGAGGAAGAGTGTGGCGAGGATTGCACGGCGTATCTCTAAAAAGATGTACAAATCTGGAAGAAAACTGGGATATTTTTAGGGCTTTTGTGACACCATTATTCTTTTGTAAGATGAGATAATACCTATAGGAGGTGGGGTAAATGTATGGATACCCAGATTACCAAACTGGAATGTACGGTGCAGTGCCGCAGATGCAAGCACGCTTAAATCAGTTGGAGGGCTATCAAGCGCAGCAATTACAGGCTGCTCAACAAATGCAGCAACAGGTATCCCCTCTTCGAGGAAGAACCGTTACATGCATGGAAGAGGTAAAGGCGGCGCAGGTTATGCTTGATGGAACGGCTGCCTATTTTCCGTCCCCATCCGAAGGCAGAATTTACGAAAAATCAATAGATTTAAATGGAAATCCTGTCTATAAAATCTACGAACTGTCTAAAAAGCCTATCAAAAATCCCGTGGAATCACTGGAAGAGAAGGTAAATGAATTGGAAGCGATGGTTCGAGAGTTACAAGGAAGGAGCGCAGAAAATGAATCCAATGCAACTGATCGGAATGCTAAAGCAAGCACAAAACCCCATGGCGATGTTAAGCAACATGGCTAATAGCAATCCGCTGATGGGACGGGCTATGCAGATGGGGAAAGGCAAAAGTGATGATGAGTTAAAGGTCATCGCACAAAACTTGGCTCGACAACGTGGCATGAACGAAAAGCAGTTTTCAGACTTCCTTTCTTCTTTTGGCTTAAACCTCTAGCTAGGGTTTTATATATCAAGTTTTGAAGGAGGTATGAAAATGGAAGGTAATGAAGGTATTGCCCCCGTTTGGAACCTGAACGAAAAAGGCGGAAACGGATGGGGCGACAGCTGCGGCATGTGGTTCATGTGGATTATCGTGATTTTCGCCTTGATGGGAGGTGGCGGCTTTGGCGGTTTTGGAAACCGTTCCGGGCTGACACAGGCAGAGATGCAGGCAGGTTTTAATCACCAAGACGAGATGGGGCAGATTCGTGGAATTGGCTACGGACTTGCCGATTCTGCGTATTCCCTGAACAACACTATTATTCAAGGACAGGCTGGACTTGAAAAAACTGTCATGCAAGGGAACTATGCTCTCGGTAGTCAGCTTGCGGAGAACCGCTTTGCCCAACAACAATGCTGCTGCGAAACTAACCGCAATATTGACAGCGTTAAGGCAGAGAACTATAAGAACACTTGCGAGATTAAGACCGCTATTCACGAAGAGGCTGAAAAGACCCGTGGGCTCATGCTCTCCAATCAGATTCAGGAACTTCGTGACAAACTGGCAGACCGTGACCGCGATCTCCAGTCTGCAACGTTTAATCTGTCTCAAGTGATGCAGAGCGCCGCACTGGTTAATCAGCTTCGTCCGTACCCGACTCCGGCGTACATTACAGCAAGTCCTTATCAAGCAATCACAGGTGGCGGTGGCACTACGCCTACGACCTGATGTAGCGTAGCGTAGATACACATGATTAAAAACGTCCTATCAATCGATAGGGCGTTTTTACTTTATGAGGTGAATTATGGATGGAATTTTACATGGGTTTATTATACAGGCACTTTTGACGGCGGCTTCTTTTGCCGTTGGCTATCTTTGGAATAAGTCAAAAGCACTATCCGACCGACAGCAAGCAATTGAAAAGGGGACTCGTGCGCTTCTGAAAATCGAGCTTCGCAAAGTTCACCGTGAGTCAAAATCCA